CTAAACTTGGTGGCATCACTAAAGTATAGTTAGCTCCTGATGCGTGAGTTGGACTTTTAATTTTTATTCCGTGAGAATTTTGTTCACAGTTTAATTGTATATATCCGTCTGTTACTCCTGCTGTTCCTTTTGCAACTAAACTAGCATCACTTGCTGTACTAATTAAATCTAGTTTGTCTCTTGTGATACCGCTTAGTCTTGCATTAGGTACTGTTCCACTTGAAAGATTTGTTGCGTTAAGATTAGTTAAATTAACTCCACTACTCGCAGGTAATGTAGCAGGAAATCTAGCATCTGGTACTGTGCCTGATGTAAGATTGGTTGCGTTTAATGTTGATAATGCTGTAGCAGGTAAAGTTAAAGTACCTGAACTAGCATCTAAAGTTTGACCAGAAGGAATAGTAATCGTATTACCACTACTACCTACAATCTCATCAACTTTTATTCGACTTGGCATTTATTATTTCCTTATGTTTGTTTGTTTGTTTTATATGATTGTAAGTGTGCCTGTGCCACTTACAGTCCATACTGCACTTCCACTAACTGTTATGTCGCCACACAAAAACAAATTTTTAGTTGATGTTGTTGTAGTAGTTAAGTTAGAAGAAATTTCATTCCAGTTAGAAAAATAATTTCCAACTGTTGTAATTTCAGATGCTTGTATTGTACTAAATTCTAAAGCAGTTGCACCTGAATTGACTACTATAGCTTGTCCTGCTGTACCTATTGTTGTTAATCCTGTTCCACCTTTAGTAGTTGGTACAGTTGGTAAATCAGAGGATGTTAAACTTAATCTTGCACTTGGTACTGTTCCTGAAGCTAAATTTGAAGCATTTAAATTTGTAATAGTGTTTTGACCTGCGGCACCACTTATTGTTTTATTTGTAAGTGTTTGAGAACTGGATGATACATAACTATCTAATTGGGATACAAATATTTTTTTTTCTGTTCCAGAATCTGATACAGGTAATAAATCAGTATTAACTAAAGTAATACTAGTGCCATCTGCAAGTGAATCAATATCAAGACCACCACCAACTTGTGCATCAACATAAGTTTTAATTGCTTTTGCTGATGCTAGAGTATCATCTGAACTAGAGACTGAAGTTAAATCTGTATCTACAACTCCAGATGCAAAATCTGCTACTTCAATATTAGTAATAGAATTTCCAGTTCCATTTGCGTTAAATGATTTATTTGTAAACGTATCAGTAGTAGCCCTACCAACTAATGTATCTGTTGATGTTGGTAATGTTAAAGTTCCTGTATTAACAATTGAACTAAATGATGGTGTAGTTAAAGATGGAGATGATGCAAAAACTAATGCACCAGTACCAGTTTCATCACTAATTAATGTTGCTAAATTTGCAGAAGTAGAAGTTGTTAAAAAAGTTGAAGCTGATGCACTTAAAAAAGATAAATTATCAACATATGTTTTAATTGCTTTAGCAGAAGCTAATGTATCATGGCTTCCAGATACTGTTGTTAAATCAGTATCAACATCTGTAATAGATGTTGCACTTCCAATTACTAGTCCATCTAAATTAACTGTTCCATCAAAATAAGCGTCTTTAAATTCTAATGATGAAGTTCCTAAATCAATATCATTATCGGTAACAGGAATAATAGCACCGTCTTGAAATCTAAATTGTTCTACAGCAGAACCTCCTACTTCTACAAATATTCCAAATCTATTATTAGAAGTATCTGATGAAATTTTATTTTTTGCATCTGAGTCAGCTACAAGTGGAACAAAACCACCGCCCCCAGCTGTGTTATCATGCTTATGACCTGTAGATGAAGCAAAAGCAGCAAGAATTGTATTAAATTCATCATTTGCATGTGCTGCTTCAATTGTATCTCCTGTAGTAAATGTACTAATCCTACTTGAATATTCTGCCATAATTTATCTTCTTCCCCCTGGTGTAAATTCTAATTGAAATCCTTTTATTGATATTACATCTGCACTTGCAATATCATCTATTTTAATTGCTACAGCAAATCCAGAACCCTCTACTGATTGTCTTATTAAAGGTATTGCTGATCCTCCATAAACTGGAGTTCCATATGTAGAAGTTCCATAAATAGCTGCACCAGCAGCTGCTGTAATATCTATTTTTGTTGGTTGTGGAGTATTTACATCATCATAATTATAACGTAATGATAATTCAGCATCAATGTTTTGACCCTCTCCTTTATAATTTAAATTAATTCTTTGCATATTTTTTCTTAAACCAGGATCACCCATTGTTATATCTGGAGAGCGATAAGTAGCAATAATATTACTTGTTGATGAGGCTCTTGTAATTACATTACCATTATCAAATTTATATATGTACCCATCATATCCTCCATAAATTGAAAGTTCATCTGCTGTTGTAATAAAATTTGAATCTGTAGATGATGGTTTAATTCCAACTATGTCAGCATATTCAAAACCAACTCCACCAGTATTTTGGTTTAATTTAAATACTGCAATAATACCTTTTGAAATAGATTCAGCTTTTGTAGTTACTGGAAAAAATAATCTATATTGAGATTTATCTCTTATTACTAAAGAATTAACATTATCAAATGTAATACTATTAATTCTTGATTGAATTTGTCTTGATACAGAGCCTAATTCTACGTCACCAATTTTATCTGTACCAGCAATTGTTCTAAGACCATCTGGTGCAAGATAAATAATATCTCCTCCAATTTCTTGAATAGAACCACCATCTAAACAACCAATTTGCCTTGTAACAGGTTGCACAACAAAATTTGCTGAAGATGATCCAGCTAATTTATAAATTTTATCTTCACAAAAAATATATAGTATATCTCTAAATACTTTTAATCCAACAACAGTGCTATCTACTTTAAATGTTCCAGCACCACTTCCAGCTAAAAATCCATCTTCATTAAATGGTTCTGAAAATGTAACAGTTTGTGGAGTTGCTGACATTCCAGCATAAAATACGTGATCTCTAAATACCTCTACAAATTTAGGAAATTCTGGAGCATTAGCAGCATTAATAACTGTAACAGTATTTGATGTATTAATTGATCGTGCAAATTGATCAACACCTGTGCAAATAACTATTTTTTCAGTTCCATCAAAATTTAAAATTCTATGAGTATAATTTTTTACAGGAGTTGTAAGACCAGTTATAACAGAAGTCCAAGATCCAGTTGTTCCGCCTCTATGAATACTTCCTCCCCTAGCAGCATATACTTGACCATTAAATATAGCACTCATTACAACTCTTTCAGTTGCTAGTGATACTTGCGGAACTATATTACTATTAAACTTTGTTGTTCCATTAATTCTTCTGTATCCACCTTCAATGTCTGGTTCAAAATTTTGAAGCTGAAGTGCTTCACCAGGTTGCATTGAAAAAACATCTTTATTAAGAACTAAACCTCCAGCACAACTAACAGTAAACGGTGATATTAAATCTGTTGCTGGCATTTATCTTATGGTTTATTTTTATTTTTATCTTTTAATAATTTTAATTCACTAGGAGTTGCAACATCACCAAGAGTTATTCCTTCTAATGTTTTAGTATCTTTAGTTTTAATTGCCTCTGCAGCTTGTGCCCTTTTAGCTGGTGCTTTTCCAATAATTATAACTTTAGCAACCTCTAAATATCCAGGTTCTTCTTTTTGTAAAGATTCATTAACCTCTAAATATTTATCATAATCATTACTATAAGTTTTTGAATTTTTATCTATTTTCATAATTATTATTTTATCTTAAGTTCTTTTCTTAATTCCTCTAATCTTTCTCGTTTTATTTGTTCATTGGTCTTTTTTTCCTCAGGTTTTTTTTCAGGTTCAACCTTTGGTTTTTTACCCATTGCATATTGTTGAAAAAATTTTGGATTTTGCATTCCAGGGCTATTTGGCATTACAGGTAAAATATCTCTATCAATTTCGGGCATTATTGGTGGTATTGTTTTATTAGGATCATCTCTTATTATATCATCTGAAATTATTGTCTCTGCCATATCTGAATATTTATCATATTCATTACCATAACTTTTTAAATTTTTATCAATTTTCATTTTTTATCCTAATGTTAAATTAGTGCTACTAGATACAACTCTGGAGTCCCTCATATACTCTTGAGGAGATGTATAATCTACTTTTAATAATCTTATTTTTTCTTTGTAATCTCTTTCTGCTAAAGTAGCATGTTGTGGATCTGATCGTAGCATATACATATAATATTTTGCTCTATCCACTATTAAGGATCCAAATCTATCTGGTAAAGCCATTGAATCTGCTGCTAAAGATAAATCTGTATGAAGTGTATAATAATCATATTGTACTATGTAATCACTTCTATCTGGAATTGGACTTAATCCAAATGAAGTATAATTAGGTTTTCTGTATGCATATACAGGAAGAGAATAGGATCCTTCATCATTTACACTATCACTTTCTTTATATTTTTGCATCCACTCATCATAGGATATAAAATTTAATTTTCTTAAACTTAATTGATTATCAGAAACTCTTATGTAATCTACTTCTAAATTTGTTGCATCATCATTATCAAGAGTAATATAAGTATTCTGTGCTGTTGCAGTAAATGTAGTTGTTAAAACTTTACCTTCTCCAAAATTAGAAACTGATAAGGTTGTATTTAAATTAGTTGTACCTCCAGAAGTTATTCCAACTTGTACCTTTAAACTTGATCCAGATGAATCTGGGTCTTGTAATCTTACTTGAAGTTTATAGGTTCTATTTTTTACTGTAGATATTTCTTGAAAAATAGCAGAGTTATTTAATCTACATCTTCCATTTTCTGTTGTAACATGAGTTGGTGAACCAGATAATGTTGTCCAATTTGATATATTAGATGTAAACTCTGAATTTGTTATTAATTCTCCTGGTTTTATAAAAAAAGAGTCCCAGTCAACTTTTCTCATATCAGTAGGTAATTCGTACTCCTGAACTCCAACACTTGTTTGTTGATTTTTTTGAGAAAATAATATAGGCAACTCACCTGCATCATTATAAATATCATGAATTGATTTATTAATAAAATCTTTCATAGAAGTCTGAACACCTCTACTAGTAGAAAAACCTGCACTAGTTAGTTCAGTTTCATTTAGCTCTCGTAAAGCTCTATTTATTAATGTTAGATAAGTTGTTGCCATATAATTTTTACTGAGACTCTTAAATTAGTTATAATATATTAAACTTTTTTTCTTTTTTATCTTCTGGTAATTTTTGTTCCAGTTCGATATCTAAAAGACCATCATTCATTTCAGCTTTAATTACACTTGTATAGTCTGCTAATTTAAATGATTGATTAAATGCTCTTTCTGCAATACCTTTATATAAGTAATCAGCATCTTTTGGAAATTGTACTTTGCCTGATACTTTTAAAGTATTATCTTTGCAAGATACTTCAATATCTTTTTTAGTAAATCCTGCAACTGCAAAAGTTATTTTATATTTACCATCTTCTACTTTTTCTATATTGTATGGTGGAAAAGTTGAAGTTGGAATTTTTGATAATTCATCAAACATAGAATCAAATCCTATTGTAAGTGAATTAAATAATGGTGACAAATTAAATGTCATTATTTGCTCCTTTGTTAAGCGAGGTTGAGTGATCTCTTATGAGCATCACTATTATTACTAAGAATCAATCTTAATAAATAATATTTAAAAATTCTATTTTAATCCAGGGGGATTTCTCCCCCTAGAAATTACTTAGTATTAAGCAAAAGTTACAGATTGTGATTCTGTATCTTTTTCAGTTCCACCTTTATCAAGTGAAATCATTATTGCCCATACTCTAACTTTAGCATTAATTGCACCATCAGTGATAGTTAATCTAATGTCATTAGCGGATGCATAGCATTTTCCAGTTGTATTAGCTGGAGTTAACTGAGTTGCACTTGTAGGTGCAACAGCAGCAACGTAAATAGCAGCACCACTAGAATCGCCAACTGCGATTTTTCCAGTATTACCAGCAGAATCTACTGTTAAAACGTCACAACCAGCAGTAACAACATAACTGTTAGCTGGAATGCCAATAACATCAAAATTATCATTAGCAACATTAGTTGTAGTTGAAAAATCAACAACTTCTGATGCTAGTCTAAATTTATCATTTGATGCAGGTATTAATGTAGAAGAATTTGAACTATTATATGAAGCCATTTTATTCTCCTATTATAATGTTACAACACCAGAGAATACAGCGTCAGTTCTTAGAACTTTTCTTCCATAAACGTGTAATCCTCTTACGATGTCTGCGAATGAATCAGGGTCTCTGATTAACTCAGTTTTTGCAATGTGGTTAGCAGTTGCTACAGCTGACATATGTCCATATAGGAAAATATGTTCAGTTGAACCAGATGCAGTTCCAAATGTTTGGCTTGCAGTAGCACCAGTTCCACCAGCAACGATAGAATTAGTTACATACATGTTAAAACCAAATACTGGTTTATCCACTACTAGACCATTTCTTATTTGAGACGATCCACCTTCTCCCATTACTGATTGATCCATTAATTTAGAATCAGCTTTTCTCAGTTGTTGGAAAAATTTTGGAGGTCCAACTAGCCATCTATTTTCTTCTGGAACATCATTAAGATCAAGAACTGTTTTAGCAGCTGATATGATATCCACTAGTGTGTTAGAATTAGTTGTACCTGTTAATGGTGATGCATCTGTTCCTGTGTTAGCTGCACTTGTAGAAGCGTTATCATAAATGTATTTTAGTACATTAAAATCATAACTCTTTTTGAGTGCATATGCACCTGAAGAAGTTGCAAGTGCTTCAAAATTTACATGAGATTGTCTTTCTTCAATATCATCAATTTTAAAAGCAAAGTATGAACCTTGATCAACAACCAATGTTAATTGGTCATCAGCAAGATCTTGTGTAGAAACAGCTGTTCCTCTAGCATAATCTGCTACAGTAATAACTGGTTCTTTTATTATTTTTACAGTATCGCCGAAATTTTCAATTTCTCCAGCGTAATCAGTATTGGTAATGTCCTCAACTACTGATGCTCTTCTGAAGAACTTTTGAACCTTTTGACTAAATATCTGTGGGGTAAAATTACCAGAGGGTAAATTACCATAACCTGAACTTTTTGTAAAAGCCATAGTTATTCTCCTTGTTTAGTTTGTTTTAGGTTTATCTTTGTTGGATTCTACCTTCTAAACGTGCTAAATCAAGTTCCTTTTCATACTTCTCATATTCATGAGATTTAAGTTTAGAAATTTCAGACAGTGTCCAAATTCTCTTAGGCTTAATATCAGTATCTTCGCTTTTCTTAGTTTTAGTTATAGCTTTAGCTGCTTCTTTTTTTACATCATTTTCCTGTTTTTTAGTTAGCTTACTAATACCTTGATCCATTTTGTATAAATCTAAAGCTCTAGCTGCTAATTGTGCATTGGATGTATTTTCATACAACCAACTTTGTATAACAGGATCTTGTTTACCAGCCCATGTATGAAATTCTTCATTTTGTCTAATTTCATTAAAGTCTGGATGTAATTTTAAAAGCTCAACTTCAGCTTTTTCTTTATTAATTTGTTCTTGTTGTTTTTGGATAAAATGATATTTTTCCTCTAACTCTTTTGTACGAGAGTCTGCTTTTGTCATTGCAATGGTTTCTACCATGTCATAGACATCAGGATACTCTTGTCTCCATTGTTCTAATTCAGCTTTAGATTTTGGAGGAACAAATTGTTTTGCGGAAGATTCTAATTGTGTACGTAAAGATCTCAATTCATCTTTATGTTTTTGAATTGTAGAATCATAATGTCTTTTAAGATCGTCATAACGTTTCTTAAAAATTTTATCTTCAGCTTCTACAGGGCGTTCAGTAAGAGGAGTAACTTTTGCTTCTTTCTTTTCTGCAGTTTCTTCAGTTGCATTAGGGTCCTTCTGCTCGGTTGCTGTTGTTGCCTTTTCTTTTTGTTCTCTATTAAAATCAGATAATTTACCTTTTAAAAATGCTTTTTCTTCATCATCAAGAGGTTTATTCTTGTTATAAGGATTAGCGTCTTTTAAAGTAATTTTTTCTTCTTTTACTTCGTTAACAATTTCTTGTTGTTCTGTTTCCAGAACTTCGTTTTCTCGTTCCATTATTTTTACCTTTATGGGTTGAGTGCCTTATGGATAAGGGTTGCTCTATACTTCTTCCATAGTTTGTGGGCTAGCCATTAAACCTTGTGGTTCTGGGCTAGGTGGCACAGTTGTTTGTTCCATCATACGTGGTGTTTCAGATGATGCTAACAAATCTGTTGTAAAATTTTGTATAGCTTCATCTATTGAACTACCACCATATTTTATCATTGCATAGTTTGATGCAACTGATAAAGGAATAACTACATTAGGTTCATTTGTACCAAAAGCATCCATTATTGGTTTAAACTCTGGTATTATTTTTTCTAATGCAATTCTAACAGATGGAGATAAAACAGATTGCAAAGTTGTTTTATCTTCATCCGTTAAATTTTTAGATCTTTCAGCAAATTCTAATTCCATGTCTGTTGCTTCAGGAAATTGCTGTTTTAAAGAATCTTTTGGACTTATAGTTTTTTGTACGGGTTGTTTTATTTTCTTAGGCTCTTGTTGAACTGCTGGTTGTAATCCACGTAAATCTGGTGCTTGCGGGACTCTTGGTCTCGCATCCATCATTCCAGTCATTGTTGGTTTTCCACTTGCATCAATTGCCATAATTTATTTTCCTTTTTTATTCTGATACCCAATCAAAATTATTATAATTACTATCTAAATCTTTTATAAATGTTTTTACATTATTTTCTGCAATTTTCATTCCATGATATTTAACATAACGTTTATGTAATGCTGTTGCTGCAGTTACTGTAAAAATTAATTTTATATTATTTGTTTTAGCAAACTCAATTATTTGACTTATACATAAATTTAATGCTTTATGTGCAAGTTTTAAATTAACAGTTTTATCAACTATAATCCATTCCATAAAACCAAATTTTGTACCTGTAAAATAAATTCCACCAGCACAAATTGGTTTATTATCCTGTTCTACTATAATTCCATTTGGTGGTAAGCAATCTTTTGGAACAATCCCAAAATTATATTGACCCCACCATTTGATTAAATATTGATAATCAATATCTAAATTCCATTTTCTAAATTGCATTAAATACAAAAAGTATTATATAAATTTATTTAATATATTTATATTTTTATTACTTAAATTTTTTGTGTATTGTTGCCAGTTAGTAAAATATGAATCTCCATATTTAAACAAATTATTTTGATCTTCTACTTCAAAATAATCTGTAAATAAAATATTATTAATTAAAATTCTTCTATTATCAGTTCCTAAAGTATAAACAATGTGTTCATTGTTTCCAAGTGAAATGGCAAGTTTACTATCTTCAACTCTTAGCCATTTATTATTTTCATTTACTAAATGACTACCTGAAACTTTAACACCTTTATAGTCGTATAAATTATTAACTAAAAATTTACCAGTTGCAAATACTTTTCCACCAATAGCTATATTATCTTTTAAATCAATATCAATAATTTTTTTAGTAGAACCATTAGACATTGTAATTAATGTATCTGGTAAGAAACATCCAATAGCTGCACCAATTGCAGAACCAATAGCACCTCCAACTGGACCACCAACAGATGTACCAATTGTTCCACCAATATATGAAGCACCACCTGCTTTAGCAGCTTTGCCTACATCGCCTGTTTGTAAAAATGTCCCTGCAGCAGCCAGACCTGCTCCTACGCCTGGACTAAATGTTGGAGTAGTTCCAGTTCCTTGTTGAAAGAAACCTCCACCTCCAGGAAAACTTCCGCCAGTTAATGGTGTAAAGTCAGGAGTTTTAAATCCACCATAATTTTGTTTTAAAAAAGCCATTCCAATATCTCCACCTGCTTTAATTAGTGTATTAATTGTTTGTGCTTTTTGTGCTTGCTTTTGAATATTTTCTAATCTACCAAAATATTCATCCATATTAAAACCAGTAGATGGTGCTGGACTTGATCCTAAAATTCTTTGAACTTTATCTAAAGAAGTTTCTCTTGGTGAACGTGCAGCTTGTGCTTTAGGTAAAGTTGAAATAGTATCTTTAATTTGAGTAATTTCTTGACCTTTAGCAGTTGTTTTTGTTTCTCCTGTAATTGGATCAATTACTGTTTGATATTGACCAGGAGTTTCTCTTAAAACTTTTTGTGTTTGTTCTGCAAGATTTGTTGAACCAACTAGTTCTTGACCAGCTGTTGCAGCTGTACTTTTTTGACCACTGTATGCCTCAAATTCTGCTGAACTAATTTTTGGAGCCATAGTAGATACAAAAGAATCTTGTGTATCTAGTGCGTATTGTCCGTTTTGTAGTAATTTGAGTGTAAATGCCATTTATTCTTTTTCTTTATTTTTTTTATTCGCTTCCTGTAGGTTCAGCAGTTGCCGCACTAAAGCCAGTTTCCCCTGGCATCGGTACACTGCCAGTTCCGATGTTGCCACCTCCAACTCCTGTTGGATCTGTTGGCGAAGCCCCTGGAGGAACTGACATAGGCGATCCCATTTGACCTTGTCCTCCAATAGCGTTTCTATTAACTTGATTTCCATTTGCTAACCCCATTATATGTGCATAGATTTGTGCATTCTCTGGATCATTAATTAATTGTTCTGGATCAATGTCTAAAGATTTTGCAATTTCACGTAAGCATGTGTGCCATCTAACGAAAGGTGCTAAAGCAGGATTTGCAGCTGTTTGCATAAAAGTAATTAATCGTTGTGACCTTACTTCTTTTTGCATTAAAGAATTTGTTCCTTCTGCTTTAACTTCTAAGTCTCCTTTAATTTCTGGAGTATCATCATTAAATTGCATATTCCAATGATATAATGCTTCTCCAAGAGGTTTTAAAAGATAATCGTCAATATTTTTAATAACTGTTTTAATACTTAATGCAGCAGCACCCATTAACATAGACATACCAGAAGCAGTCCTAGTTGTTGACATTACACCAGTTGTTCCATGTGAATATGAAGGAATACCAGTAGCTTCATCTGCTAGTTGTCTAAACTTATCAAACATCATTAAATTTTCTTGTGCTGTATTTGGAAATTTTAATCCATGAACTGCTTGACCTGTTTGACCACTTTGTCTTCTAAATATTTTTCCAGGATAAACTTTCATATCCTGTCCTGGTACTAACATTGTTTCATCAACATCAAATACTAAATTACCAGATAGTGCTAAATTATCAATTGCCATTCTTGCATGACCATTCATAATTTGCTGTGAGTCTTCCATATTTTCAGCAATACCTACACCAAAAAATTGATATGGGTTTACTTCATATGGACAAACTAAATATGGAATACGTTTTGGAGTAAATGGATTTTCTACAACTCTTAAAATATTATTTCCACAAATCCAAGCATTAATATGTACAAATTGTTGATCATCTTCTAATTCAATTCCATAATTTTCTGCTATATCTTTACTTACTATTCCCCAGTATTCTAATACTTCAAATCTATTTTTATATACACTTGTAATATTTTCTCTGTCATAAAGAGATGATTCAAATCCTCTAACTTGATAATTAGGTCCAGCTTCTAATGATGCATCAATTGCTGCACTATTAAACATAGGTTTATTTTTTAAATCAGCTAACTGTTGTTTATTAAAACTATGTCTTTGAATTATATAATCACAATCATTAATATTTGTAGCATTTGGATCTGGATAAAAATTCCAACATGATACTGCTTCAATACTAGGTATTGTTTTTTGTTTTGTAATATGTATATTTAAACCATTTGCTTTATCATATGAATGATACATTTTTGTGTTTGTAAATGGTCCTTTAATAACTCCTGTTCCTAATAATGCCATTTCAAAAAATGTATGACGCATTATTGTTACTGCACTTGATTCCTCTAATTGATCATGAATTAATTTTTCCATAGCTTCAGCTGCTAAGTTTGCTGGTTCTATTTGTGGTTGACCCAGTTTAGCTGAACCTTCTTCAAATCCTAATTGATCATAATCTTGTGCGAGAGTTCGCATAAGATCACTTGCAGTAGTTCCAGGTTTAATTTCTTTACCATCACCTTCATACCCATAAATATCTCTAATAATATCTTTAGGTTGTGGTAATCTATTTTCATCTTTACCAGATGCTTGAGGATCTAAATGTGCATATTGCACACTATTTTCTGGTACAGTAGTTGGTTTAACTCCTAATGGAAATCTACCTTGTGAAAATAAAACTTCTATAATTTGTCCAAATGCTGCTAGTACTTTTGTTTTAGTAATTTTAACAAATACTCTTGACTTTTCATTATCTCGAAAAGCCATTTCAGGACCATATATTCCTCTGTAGTTTCTATATGATTGTAACCAACGTTTTTCATCATATATTTTAGAAGTTTCAGATTCTTGAAATTTACTTTTTATATGACCAACAAGATTACTATAATCTGTAAATTGATTATTACCGTTATCTTGGTTGTCTTTCATTTAAATAACTACTAGTAATCTCTTTCGTCTGCCATTGAAAATATTTTAGAATCTACTTTAGACTTAGACTTTTTTTTTGCAAATTCAGCAGGAGCCATTTCTCCTTGCATAAGTTTTTTATTTGCATCAATTTCTAGTCCGTATCTAATTAATTTAGATTCAGCAGCAGATGATAATTCACCTTGCATGATTTTATTTTTCATTTAGTTCTCCTTGTTAGTAATCTTTTTCGTCAGCTTTAGTAAACAATTCTGATTGTACGTTCTGTTTTTTATTAGCTTTAGGATAATTCATTTCCCCTAATATTTTTTCAGATTCATATTTTCTTGGTGCGTGTTTAGAAAAATCAATGTTAACAGTTGGCTGTTTCATTGATAGTTCAACAGAACCATTATGATCACCTTGTTTTACTTTTGCTAATGGATTAAATACTTTTTCTACCATTACTCTTTATCCTCCTCGGATTCATCATCTAAATCTTCATCATCTGAATCTTCATTATCTTCCGATTGATCAGATTCATTATTTTCAAGTTCATAAATTTTATCTTCTAACTCGTCAATTTTTTCTCGAATATCTTCTAGTAATTCTGATGCAGTTTGTACTTTAATTTTTCGACCCATGATGTGCTCCTATTTTAATAATTGTTTAATTGATATAATATTTTTTGTAGGTATAGTGGTGTAAGATCCCCCGTCTTTTATAGTATTGTCTTGCTCAAAACTATAATCTGCCATTATAACTGTTGTATCTTTATTTGATTCAACAAGCCATCCTACGCTACAGCAAATTGCAGTTTTAGACTTTTTAATTTCTATTATATCTTCCCAATGTGAATGACTTGTGATATCCTCCCAATATAATAATACGAGAGGATACGGAAAGTTTTTAATATTTATTTTTGGAATTTTTTTTGACACCTTTGATAGTGCCTTTATTAGCAGATGCATAAAATACAGTTTGTCCTTTTTTGACACCATATTCTTTTTTCATCGCTTTCATTATTTTTTTTCCCTTACTTGACAGTGGCATTTTTTTTCTTTTTAATAGAATTTTTCTTTTTTGCCTTTAATATCTTTTCTTTTAAAAAGGGAGGAAGATTTTTTTGTTTTCCTTTTAATAATGTATTATTTGAGTTTTTCATTTTTTTCCTTTAGTAACCAAAGTTTTTATCTACTGGCACAAAATCATGTGTTGAACCGATTCCTCTAAATGTTTTACCTGTAGATGGATGAATAGGTCTACTCATACATCCATATCGTAATGCGTCATATGCATGGTCTTCTGAAGTGGTGTCTACATCTTCAAAATTTGATGTATCATTTGGAATAGTTCCAAGTGTTCTAATTAAATTTCTACAGTTTGAAAATATCCTAATTCCTGGTTCTTGTGTATCTGTATTTAAACTTAAACGTTTATGTAATTCTAATTTACCACTAATTCTACTATTTGGTGAACGATCAGATGGTCTCCAACGACATCCAGATTGAATCATTGTTTCTGCAATTGAAGGACCTACATCTCCTCGTTTTGCCCAAGTACTTGCATCTAATACTCCGTATGCAATTTGTTCTTTATTTTCTAATTCTAAAACTTTTTTTGCAAATAAATCTGCTGTAATTTTTTTTATATAAAGTTCTCTGTATATCCATAGATTATTATCATAATCAACAGCAAACCAAAGAACACAAGCAGGAGAAGAATATCCCCAGTCAGCAGCACGAAACTTATACCATCCTTTAGGTATTTCAAATGGCTCAACAACGTGTTTTAATTTATTAAATTCTGGAAATGCTGAGTCTTCAAATGCATCCCAATCGCCATCTAAAAATTGTTTTTTTTGTACTTCAGGTAAAGATGCAAGCATGATATAATAATCATCTGTTTGCATTAAGTATGGATTGTCCTGTAATTTTGCAGGAATAAATCTTCTTGTAATTTTTCTTATACCATTTGGAGTATCAACAGAAACAAAAAAGGGTACGTTTGGTTCCGATGGATTAACAAACATTTCTCGAACCCATTGTGAACCAGCGTTTCCAGGATTGCCTGTTGCCCTCATAAAAACGGGTAATTCTGGATCTACAGATCTAAGTGATGATCTTAGAAAATTATAAATATCTGGAGTAGGATATTGAGGTAACTCGTCTATTCCTATCCATGTGTAAGATTGCCCTTGGTATCTTAATACATCGGTCATGTTTTCCGCATAACCGAACTCTATCTTTGCACCTGATGGAAATCTCCACTCTTTTTCTTGTTCTCTCCATTTTGCTCCTGGAAATGCTCTAGAGTATAATCGTTGAGAATGATTAATTAAATCTCTTAACTCTGGCATTGTACGTCTAAGAAGTAATGCACGATGTTGTGTTTTATTACAATATCGTAGTGGGTCTACCAACATAGCGTATGATTTACCACCACCTCTTGCTCCACCATAAAAAACTTCTCGCTCAGATGCAGCTAAAAAGTTTCTTTGTGGACCATCATTTGGTTTAAATATTACTTCTTGATTTTTAATATGTTCCTGTATATTTTTAGGAACATCATTAATAACATCTTCAGTTAATAGTTTTGTTTCACTACCATCTAATGCTTTATTAACTGTAATTAATTTTTCTTTAACGTTTTGATGATGCTCTTTTGCAGATCGTAAACTTTGTTCTAATCTTGCAACTTTTTCTCTTGTTCTATCTAATGCCTCTTTTGCAGAAGTTTTAGCTTTCTGTCTTTGTGTTATTTTCTTCTTTGGCTTCGGTGGTTGTATTTCTGTTAAGTCTTTCTCTAAGTCCGACATGAGATATATATCTACCTGTTTTTTTTGTAAGCCATTGTGCTACTTCTCGATATGAACAATTTTTAATATATTTTTTAGCTTCATCTAATGCTTGTAATTCTGATGAAATAGGTTCTAAATAAGTTGGATCATCACTTAATTTAAATCCAAATGGAATAGTTTTACTTTTTCTTCTAATCTTTAATGGTTCCATCTTTTGCTGGAAGTACAAAAATACCTGATATAGATTTCATATTAATATCAAGTTGATCTTTTTTTGATACACCTATTCTATCTAAAATTTGTTTGGCTGCTTCTAGTCTGACACTTGCTTGTGGTGTGGTACCATCTTCATCTAAAAGGTCGACCATGCGTGAAGCAGCCTTGGCAGAGTGGAAGGCAAGGTAGTTTTCTGCCAATTCTATAATTTCTTTTTTTAAATTTCTAATTACCTTTGGATAACTTGTTTCTGAGTATCCAGCTATTTCGGCTGCGTGTTTTGGATTTCCTTTCGCTTCTCCGAATAATGCTTCGAGGAATTTCTCTTGCATATCGGTTAAGTTTTTCTCTGGAGTTTTTATTATAGTAGAATCCATGTCTAGCATTTACAATTTCCATTAATTCATTAAATGGAAGATTATGTATACTATGATAAGTCCATTGGTGTTTCATTCTGCACTTTCTTTTTAAATTTAGAATTTAGATAATCTTTTAAATTACTATATCCTGCTTTTTTTACATCTTCAGCAGTTGCTGTAGAAAACTTTTTACCACCATACATAAAAGTTTCTACTCCTTTTTTTCTAGCTTCTTTAAATGCAGTTTTAAAATCTTTCAATACTGGTGTGTCAAGTTTACCAGATATTTTAGGTTCAATTGTTTCTCGTTCTGTTACAGACATACTCATATTCGAAAACTTACCTCGACCAAGAGGATTTGGACTCATGCGAAAATTATAACTGGCTTTATCACCAGATCGTGAAGTAATTGTATCATCCTTTTCCATTAATTCTTTTGGAGAAAGACCTTTACCTCTTCCTAATGGATTAGGACTTTTACGCATGTCATAGTCATCTTCATAACTATTATCGTATAATAAATCTGTTTCTTCGTATTTTTTTTCCATAGTATATTTATTTAAAATGGCTACAGCCAAAATATTGTGGGTGTATCAGTGACAATCCTCGGCTATTAGTTAATCAGCTTATTGTGTGTGATCCCTTTGATAGACCCATAATTTATATATTATACACCATTTGGCTAGATTGTCAAGTATCTTTTAAAAATATATTTTAATTATGTCTTGACAAAATTGATTATGGTGTGTATAATATTCCATAGGAATACCCAGGGGGGATATATATCTATAATACAGGTAAAATGGTATTTCCCCCTAGATATACCTTAGGGGATTCCTTAGAATATAGCCTGGAATATTTGGAATATATACCCAAAGATATAGCCCAAAGGTACTTAACAAGGTTTTTTAAGATTTTCTCATGAGTACATACATACCTAGGTACACCCCCCATGTGTCCCCTGCGTACCCCTTGGCTATTTTGCAGATATACCCTAAATTAATATCAAGAATAATCTCAAAAAATATACCTAGAGATATTCCTAAAAATTAATTGGCAATTTATTTTAAAAGTAAAATCAAATTTACACCTAAAGGGAATTGAGGGGGAATTGGATTTTGTACCCTAGTGATTAGCTGGTAAGTACCTAGATATTAATTCAGTATTACTTTGGGGATATGCTCGGATATTTTGAGAGCAAAAAAAAAAGCCCCCGAGGTTATTAGCCAAGGGGGCTTGATTATTATTCTTTAATTATTTGTTAATAACTATTTTTTCAGTTTCTCTTTTTTCAATTCCATCTCCATCAATATTTACTTGGAATTGATTATTGAAATTAACTACTTGGTTTAAATTAGTATCAAGTAATTTTTTCATTTCAACTATTGTCTTAACTGTCTCATCATCAATCAAATCAAAAAAATCTACTTTTCTCTGACTTGCATATGCAACAGCTAATCTAAAGTTTTTAGTGAAAGCAACTGACATATCCTTTAAAGTATATTCTGGGCTTTCGTCTTTAGTTTTTGCTCGTCTTAAAACCTTTGTTGGATATTTAACTCTAAAAACCTTATCAATTATCCCTGTATTAATCTCAACTAATTCAGTCGAGGTATTCGGCTTTTTTTTCGTTGCAGATTTTTGCCCCTCTAGTTTTTCAACTATGAAAGGGGTTGCAATTTTGCTCATTACAAAAACCGAATTGGTTTTAGTATCAACATTAAATTCGTTTGAATAGTCAACTGTCATTAAAGCCAGTCTTATTGCTCTAGTGACAACCATTTCAAACGCTGTGTTTAACTGTTCTTTTCTGTTGTAATTAACAAGTTGAAAAGCGTGTTCCCTTAAT